TCACCGTTTAATGTTAAATTATTTAATGATGCATTACTATTTTCAACAATTAAATTATAATTACTTATTAAATTACTGCTTAAATCAATAAAATTACTACTTAATTCAATAAAATTACTACTTAATTCAATAAAGTTGCTGCTTAAATCAATAAAATTACTACTTAAATCAATAAAATTACTACTTAATTCAATAAAGTTGCTGCTTAAATCAATAAAGTTACTGCTTAAATCAATAAAATTAGTACTTAAATCATTAAAATTGCTGCTTAAATCGCTAAAATTACTGCTTAAATCGTAAAAATTGCTACTTAAATCGTAAAAATTGCTACTTAAATCGTAAAAATTGCTACTTAAATCGTAAAAATTGCTGCTTAAATCAATAAAATTAGTACTTAAATCATTAAAATTACTACTTAAATCAATAAAATTAGTACTTAAATCGTTAAAATTAGTACTTAAATCAATAAAATTACTACTTAAATCGTTAAAATTAGTGCTTAAATCGTAAAAATTGCTACTTAAATCGTAAAAATTGCTACTTAAATCGTTAAAATTGCTGCTTAAATCAATAAAATTATTACTTAAATCATTAAAATTATTAGTTAAAGTAGTTACATCATTACTTAAATCATAATAATTGCTACTTAAATCATTAAAATTATTAGTTAAAGTAGTTACATCATTACTTAAATCATAATAATTGCTACTTAAATCATTAAAATTACTACTTAAATCAATAAAATTAGTACTTAATTCAATAAAATTAGTACTTAAATCATTAAAATTAATACTTAAATCAATAAAATTAGTACTTAATTCAATAAAATTACTACTTAAATCAATAAAATTTCTAGTTAAATCATTTAAATCACTTGCTATAGTAGTAAAATTTATATTGTTTACAATTAAATTATTACTTATTGTTAAATTATTTATGATTGATAGATCAGTAATAGTAAATTTAGTAATTGATTGTCCATCAATATTATCTGCATTTAAATTATTCACATTTTGAATAAAAGTATATAGATCAATGCCGGAAATATCAATTTCTTGAGCAGTAATTTCTTGAGCAGTAATTTCTTGAGCAGTAAGTTTTTCAACTATTTGATTAGTAATTGAATTATATTTAGTAGGTAAAATAAAATTTTGATTAGTATAAAATATTTTGTTCATGTTAATAGGTAAAATAAATAATTTTCCAATATGTTCAGACCAAGAAATATTATTAAAATTGTATGGAAAAATTTGACTAATATCCCAATGTATACCATCTAAACTAGATATAATTTTACCAGTTGGTAATTTAGTTATAGTATCACCATTATATGGATTTTTGATTTCATAAGGTGATTGTTTATATTGACCTCCAGCAATAAATCTATGTAATTGTGGTATCCATATAATTTGATTATAAGAGATATCTATATCATTAGTATCATTAATAATCCAATTAATATTATCGATATGATCAAATTTAGCATAAGCTAAAAATCCTTTAGAACCAACAATATTTACGATTTGATGTTCATTAGAATAAGTAATAGATGTTAAAATATGATTATAATTAGTGGGAATTATCCCACTAATATCCCAGTTAGTACCATTGGGTGAATAAATATAAAAAGGTTTATTATCTTTGGAACCGATAGAAATAAAATTTTTCAATAATGGAACCCATATAATATCATTTAAAATAATTGAAGAATCAGAAATATTATATCTTAGGGTCCATGTAATAGCATCTGAGCTAGTTAAAAATTTAAGATTATTATAATTAGTAGCGATTAAAACATAGATAGATAGTTCGGGTGACCATGCGATACAATTGGTTTTCTGAATGTTATTAATGGTGCGTAATACATAATCAGTAGCTTTTGAAACTTTATTTATATAATCATATTCATTAATAATAATTTCGTCAGAATCACTAATAAATACAATTTTACCTTGTTCAGGAACATCAATGGCATTTTTAATTGACATAATACCATTAGTGCCATCAGGTTTATTATAAGAAATATCAAATGTATAACCATCATTACTTTCAATAAATTTATTATCGCAGCAAATGATTATTTTTTGTAATGTAACAGAATTAATTATAAATGTAGGAACAGGAGTAAAATTATGAGAATTATAAAAAGAATTGAGAATTAAATTTTTTGAATAAATATCGCTACTTTTAATAGAATGATTATTAGTAAGAGCTAAATTGCTATTAAATTTATAATAATCAATATTACTAGTATCAAATTTAAAATATGGAATTTTTTTTAATGTAGGATCACCATAAGAAGTAATATTATTAACATATAAATTATTTAAAGAAGTATCGCCATATAAATGTAAATTTTTTCCATAAATATTATCGGTGTAATTAATAGAACCACTAATATTAATAATCCCACTAACATCTAGTTGTTTTAATTGTCCATTATTTCCTATTTTCCAATTTCTATTAGGATTTAAAAGTTCTAAATTCATTTATATATTACAAAATAATTTTATATATTAAATAATAAAATATAAAATTATTAATTATTGTACAACTAATTTAATATATTCAGATACATTAAAAGAATTACCTAATTGAGTAGTAATAATTTTAGGTCTATAGTTACTAGTAATATCAGGGGTAGAATCAGTAGCAATTTTAGCTTTTAAATAAAAATTAATATTATCGCCTTTATTATAACTAATATCATTAATTAAAATATTTTTATAAAATTGTCCTTTAATAAAATTAGTATTTTCGCTACCAAGAATATAATTATCTAATTGTATTTCATCGTTTAAAGAACTTAATATTTTCCGTCTATAATAAAGACCAACATTTAATAAAGTATTATAATATGTAGATGTAATATAATTAAATGATAAATTTAATTGAAAATGTCCACTATTATTATATGTTGAATTATAAAGTGGAGTAATATTTAATGAAAAATCATATAATATTTGATCAACATAATTAATTGTAATATCTGGATTATTATTATTAAATATAGAATTTTTTATTTGTACAATTTGGTAAGTATTATTATAAGGTGAGTAGTAATAGAATTCGATTTCATTACCAATTGTAAGATTAGAAAATTTAGCATTATTATTATTATTAGTAAGTTCTTCTTGAATGATTTCTTTAAATTCTCCAGAAATATTTTGTATAGTTTCTAAAACTTGTAAATTTTGGCTTGGTTTAGTAGTATAATAAATAGTCTCTGGAGATGGAGAGGGCAAATTATTAGCAGGATCAATTAAACCATTATTATTTAAAGCTGTTTCTACCATATTTAATATAATACAATTTAATAAAATTATAAATTAAAAATTATTTACTATTAAATTTTAATATTAATGGATGAAAATATAATAAATAAATTAGATAAATTATATGATACAAAGAATATACCAAATATAATATTTTATGGTAGTAATTTAACTGGAAAAAAAAGTTTATTAGAATATTTAATAAAAAAGATATATAAAACAAGTGAAAATATAAATAAATATGTTTTAATAATAAATTGTTCACATGGTAAAGGTAATATAAAATTTATAAGAGAAAATTTAAAACATTTTGCAAATACAATAATCAATGTAAATAATGAAAATTATTTATTTAAATCAATAATATTATTGAATGCAGATAAATTAACAATAGATGCTCAATCAGCATTAAGAAGATGTATAGAAATATATAATTATAGTACAAGATTTTTTATTATAGTAGATGATAAATGTAAAATATTAAAACCAATATTATCTAGATTTAGTGAAATATATTGTAGTAAAAAAGTAGATAAAAAATATTTGAATATAGATAAAAAAACAAATGAAATATATTCAAAAAAATTATATTATTTAAATAAATTAATAAATTTGAGTAATATAGAAGATTTATCTAATTCAGAAAAAATAAAAATAATAATAGAATTAACATATAAATTATACAATAATGGTTTTACTGGAAATATATTAATTTTATATATAAAAAATAAAATAGCATGTTCAGAGGAAAAATATAAATTTTTATTTATTATAGATATATTTAAAAAAGAAATAAGAAATGAATTATTAATAATAATGTATTGTTTAAATTATATATATATTCGTAATAATATTAATTTAGAAAATATTGTTTCTATTTAAAATAAAATGGATGATTTTGATATATCAACTATAGTAGAATCTAAAAATGAGTGGTGTGCTAGATTTGTAAATATATTAACACCGTGTATGATACATGGTATTAGATCAATATTTAATGAAGGTTATAAAATGTGTGTAGAAAATGATGAAGAAAATAAATATTTAATGACATTTCAAAATTTATTGAATAACATCCCTAAATGGAGTTCAGAAATAGTTAAAATAGAGAGAGAGAGAATAGAAACAAGTTCTAATTGTAATTATTTGGATGATTTATTATCATGTGTACATATTTTACAATTAAAATCTTTAACGTCATCAAGGGTAGGATTAAAACAAAAAAAATTAGATATAGATATACCAAATTTAGATAGTTTTATACATGGAGCATATATAAATATAGCGAGACAAGTATATTTGAATGTATATTTATTTGAAAAAAATATACTACCATTAAATATTCAAAAAAATAATAGAGAATTAGAAAAAATTGTAAAAGAATGTATATTAAATACAATAAGAGACAATATTCCAGTAGAAAATATATTAAAAATTTATTTAGATCAATCGGTAGAAACAAATGTAGAAATAGAAGAAACAAAAGAGAGTATAGTTGATAAAGAGATGTTAGAAAAACAAGAAGAATTAGCGAAAACTAAAGAATTAGAAAAAGCTAAAAGAGAAGCAAAAGAACAAATAAAAAGAGAGAATGAGCTTAATATGAAAAAAGCATTAATAAATGCAAATAAAACAATTAACAATAGTGAATTAAATGGATCAAATGAATTAAATATAGATTCTTCAAAAAATATAAAAATGGCAGAGACAATTAATGATGAATTATTAGATGATAATTTAGTAAATAATCAGGATACAGATAATGAAAGTGATTTGGAAAATGATAAATTAAATATAGATGATAATACTGATAATTTAAATTTAGATATACAAACTTTAAATGATGATCTAGATGAACTAAATTTAGATGAATTAGTTATAAATAATAATAATACAAATATAGATTTAAATATACAAGAATTAAGTTAATTCGTTAAATATTGAAATCATTTATAGTATTAAATAATATAAATGAATCAAATAATTACCTCATCTATTATAAGTATTATTTATTTTCTTTTAAAATTTATTGAAATGAGATTTATAATAAAACAGACAAAACCATTAAAAGATATAGTAAAAGATATAATTTTAGTATTTTTATCTTCTAATTTATGTTTAATCCTTTTAGAACAATATAACTTAAATGATATAATTGGTGGTAATTTAAAAAGTTCACCATCAGTATTTGTTAGTAAACCTGATTTTTAATAGAAAGAGACAATAAAAAAATGGGTTGACTAGAACATTTATTATAATATTAATATATAATTTTTAGATTTATGATTTTTGTTTAAAATATTTATTTTAATATCAAAAATAAATATTTTATTTTAATATTGGTAAATTGTCTATATTTAAAATAGCTGATTGGTTATTTATTCTCTTTTTAGATAAAATATTTTTTTCAAAAATAGAATGTTTTATAACATTTGTTGGATTATGTTTATGTACTGTTCTTGCTATCATTTTATATAATTTAAAATCTGGATATCTTTCAGATCCATTATTTTTATAAAGGATATTTTTATTTGAATCATCATATACCCATTGAATTATTAATTTTTTAATAGGAGATTTTAATTTATGTATATCATCTATATTATCTATTAAATAATCAAATAATGAACATCCTAATCTACATAGATCAAAACTGTAATTTGGTTCTAATCTTGGTTTATTTTCATTAAAATATGGTTCAGTATTATATTGTGTATGTGCATCACCATCAATTGCATAACTATCACTACATATTATGTTACCCTTATATTTATATATTGCTCTACCAAAATCTATAATTTTATATATTTTACCATAAGTAGGAACTTTGTAATGTTTATTATCATATTTATAATACAAATATTTTTTATCAGTTTCTTTATATACTATATTATTTGAATGTAAATCATTATGTGTAAAATCAAAAACTTTTTGATAAACTATTAAAGTAAAAATTACTTGTAAAACAATAGATTCCCATTCATCATCACTTAATTTATTATTATTCATTATATATGAATCTAATGTATCATCACAACATTCTAATGCTATAGTTTGAACTGGAAATTCTAATATATTTGCTAATATTTCATCATCAGCATCAGATGAATCATATTCATTTGATGACTCGTCAGATATTTCTGATTCAGAATCTTCATCATTTGTACTATTTGTATTTGAATATCTTGAAGAACAAGATTTTTCACTATTATTTAATTCATTTGTTTTTATTTTTTTCTTATCATGTAAATTAGTTGTATATTCTATTTCTATATTTGATAAATTATTATCATCATTTTCTTTATCTAATTCACATATATGTAATTCTTTTTCATAAATACTATTATCTATATTTAATGCTTGTTTATTTTTTTTTGTATTATTAAAATAATTTTTACAATTATCATTATCTAAAATATTAAATAATTTATTATTATATTTATGAAAAAAATCTGAATCATCTAAATATTCTAAATCATCTTCTATGTTAACTATAAAATTATTTTTTATACCCAAAAATGATCCATAAAAATCTATACCATTTAAAAAGTTAAATTTATTTAATAATAAACTTGATAAAAATGAAAAAAAACTGTCACTATAAGCCGAATTATTTATATCTAATATTTTTTCTATAACATATTTATCATTTTTTATTTTAGGTAATTTTAAAATGTTATAACTATTATCATATTTTCCAGTCATAAACTTTATAGGATCTATTAATGGACTATATTTAAAAAAAATTTTTTTTTCAACTAAATTATCACTATTATCTTGTATTTTTCCATTAAATTTTGAATAAGTAAATTTATTTGTTATAGAAGTTAATTTATAAAAAGTATTTAAATTAATTGAATTATAATTTTTATCATTTAATTCAAAAAATAAAGAATATATAGGTATATAATTTTGTAAGTTTTTTATATTTACTAAACTTTCATTTGATAATTCATTAAATAATTCACTATTATTATTTTTACTATAATTTAATTCCATTTATTTAAATAATTATAAATATTTTTTTTAATTCTAACGATTAACTAATATTTTTTGCGTATTCATTATTAATAAATATTTAGTTATATTTATTAAGTATGACTTTAGAATTAAAAAAATTTGAAATGAAATCTATTAGTTTTAAACCTGATGAAAATAAAGGTCCCGTTATTGTTTTAATTGGTAGACGAGATACTGGTAAATCTTATTTAGTTAGAGATTTACTATATTATCACCAAGATATTCCTATTGGTACTGTTATTAGTGGAACTGAAGCGGGTAATGGATTTTATAGTGAACATGTACCTAAATTATTTATTCATGATGAATATAATTCTGCCATTATAGAAAATATATTAAAAAGACAAAGAACTGTTCTAAAACAAATAAAAAAAGAAGTTGAATTATATAAAAAATCTACCATTGATCCTAGAGCATTTGTTATATTAGATGATTGTTTATATGATGCTGGCTGGACTCGTGATAAAATGATGAGATTATTATTTATGAATGGTAGACATTGGAAAATGATGTTAATTATTACTATGCAATATCCTTTAGGTATACCTCCTAATTTAAGAACTAATATTGATTATGTATTTATTTTAAGAGAACCTTATATTTCTAATAGAAAAAAAATATATGAAAATTATGCAGGTATGTTCCCTACATTTGAATCTTTCTCTCAAGTTATGGATCAATGTACAGAAAATTATGAATGTTTAGTAATTAATAATAATGCTAAATCTAACAAACTAAATGATCAAATTTTTTGGTATAAAGCTGATCATCATAAAAATTTTAAACTTGGATCTAAAGAATTTTGGGAAATATCTAAAAATATGGATTCTGATGATGATGAAGAAGTATATGATCCTAATTCTAGAGACAAGAAAAAAGGTCCTAAAATAAATGTTCGTAAAAGTAAATGGTAATTTTATTAAATTTACTAGAAATTTAATTTAGATTTTATTTATTTTCTCTGAAATACATTTCATATTTTCTACTTTTTTTTCTACATCATTTTCTTTGTAATTATAAACACAATTATGGTTTTCTGGTAATCTATGTATTTTGCAAAATATTTTATCACATTTACATGGAAAATCTGTTAATTTTATTTTACGATTACAATCAGGATAACTACATTTTACATTATTATCCCATTTATTCATATATAAATAATTATTATATATTAAATAATAATTATTTCAGTTTTTTTTCTTTTTGGTTTTTTTTTGTTTCTTATTTTTTCTCTTTTTTGTTTTTTTATTTTTTTTTCTTTTTTTTGTTTTTTTATTTTTTTTTCTTTTTT